TGAAGTGGATGCCATCAGGATCACGTATATTCTTTATTAATTCAGTTTCTGGTTTGTATGAGATAGAGTATGAAGCAATCTATGGTGCATCTAAACATGCACTCACTGCATTTGCGGGTGTGTTAGGTAAAGAATTGCAAAGTCGTGGCATCTATGTAACTAGTATTCATCCTGGCAGTATTGAGACTCCGATGCAACGAAATAATCCGAACAATGCACCAGATAAGTTTTTGAAACCAGAAGAGATTGCTAATCTGATTTCATTTATTTGTAAGACCGAAAATGTAGAATATAAAACAATCAAACTATTTCCAAGGACAGAATGGCACCAATGAAAGATAAAACATTATTCATCGTAACATCAGCTTTGAATGCTGATATGGGTGTGGTTAGTCGCACCGACAGGTTTGATCAGACTATGAAAGGTCTGATATCAATTCGTAAGTATGTACCTGATGCCATTATTCTTTTAACAGATGGATCGCCTCATGAAATTGAAAAAGCAAAATTAAAAGCAATTTCACACTTTGCTAATTTTGCTGCCGATTTTTCTGGCGATGAACAAATAACTGAGTTGGCTATTAATCATCGTAAAAGTGAAGCAGAAAATCTTTTGATGTTGAAAACTTTAATGCTTTTACAACAAGATGAGGATATGAAAGAAGTTATGAATAATGTTGAACGTATATTCAAGTTATCAGCACGAACTGATCTGACTGATGAATTTAACGTTGAAGAACATATGCATCAGGGTAAGTACGTATTTAAGAAAAGGATGCCAACTTGGTTGGAAGATTCTCGTAATGAGTTTGCTACAGACCTACTGATTACACGTATGTTTTCGTTCTGTCCAACACTGATGAACGATTACATGAAAATGTGTGAAAATAATATTTCACTGATTCTTCAGACTAGAATTGATACGGAACACGCACATTTTGTCAATATTAACAAAGATTTATTAGTAGAATTAGATGAAATTCACTGTACAGGCATCATGGCTGGCACTGGTGCAGTTGAAAATTACTAAATAGAAGAAAACGTAACCCTGCTGTAGAGGCGGATAAATGAAATTTAGCGATTTTCTGCGTGAGCAGAAAGAAAAACATGCTGTACTGGCATTCGGGCGTATGAACCCGATAACTTCTGGTCACGAAAAATTAGTCAACAAAGTCAAAGATATTGCCGATAAAGTCGGTGGTTCTCATCACATCGTTCTGTCACATTCACAAGACTCTAAAAAGAATCCTCTTACAGCAGCACAAAAAGTCAAGCATGCCAAACGTGCATTTCCCAATACTAATTTTACTGCCGCAAATAAAGATGCACCAACATTCTTTCATCACGCAGAGAAACTTCATAAACAAGGTGTAACTCACCTTCATATGGTAGGTGGTTCTGATCGTACAGACGAGTACCATAAACTCTTACACAAGTATAATGGTACACATGAAGGTGCTCGGTTTAACTTCAAATCAATCAAAGTCCATTCTGCTGGTGAACGTGATCCTGATGCTGAAGGCACAACTGGTATTTCCGCAAGTAAGATGCGTGAACATGCCACTAAAGGCAACTTCAAAGAATTCAAAAAAGGTGTACCATCTTCAATGTCTCATGAACATGCTAAACACATGTACAATGATGTTCGTAAAGGCATGAATCTGCATGAGTCTATTCTAGCAGAAGGTGTACACGATAAAGCAATATTCAAAGCCGTATTTTTAGCAGGTGGTCCAGGTTCTGGTAAAGATTATGTTCTGTCAAATACACTTGACGGACACGGCATGATTGAAATCAATTCAGATAAAGCATTAGAGTATCTGATGGATAAAGAAAATCTGGATAAGACTATGCCAGATAACGAAGCAGGACAACGTAATGCAGTTCGCAAAAAGGCTAAAGATATTACAGAAATTCGTAATCGTCTAGCACTTCATGGTCGTAATGGCTTAATCATTAATGGCACTGGTGCTGATCCAAAAGAATATGAAGAAATCAAAAAGAAACTAGAGAAGTTAGGTTACGATACTTCAATGATCATGGTTAATACCGATGATGAAGTATCAAAAGCCAGAAATGTAGAACGTGGTCAACGTGGTGGTCGTACAGTGCCAGAAGAGATTCGTAAGAAAAAATGGGAAGAAGTACAGGCAGCACGTGCTCAGTTTTCTAAAATATTTCGCAACAACTATATTGAATTTGATAACTCTGAAGATTTACGTAATGCATCACCAGATGTTGTCAAAGCAAAAAAAGAAGAGATGCAACAAATTTTCAAACAGATTCAAAAGTTTGTTGATACGCCTCCAAAAAGTGAACAATCAAAACATTGGATAGCATCAGAGTTAGGTCAAAAAGACACAGCACCAATTAGCAAAACCGCACAACCTAATACAAATGCAAAAACAAACGATGAGATGAATGCGATGGGTCTTGAGTATTATGGATTCGGTCGTTACGGTAAAAATGGTAAAGTTACTCATCGTTCAGTGCATGATCATTTAGTGCCAGTTGAGAAAATTGCTAAAAAAGTCAACGAAGCATTTGAAGATTTGTTTGAAGAAGAAGAAAAAAAGAAAAAACAAAAACTTATGTCGGATACAAATGGAAAACCAAAAGTGTTTCATTTTCGTATGTCTGCTGCAAAGGAAGCACATCGTAACAATGGTATAGTTCACAAAGTTGGAAAAACGTATGTTGTTAAAATCAGAGAGGACTTAAATGAAATATCTTCACCAGATAATAATGCTATTGAAGCAATTTATGGACAAAATATCTCCACCCCCAGTGCAAAACAACTTGGCAAAGTTGGAACCAACTTTAGACCAAAAGGAAAACCTGCCCTTGACAAACCAGTCAGTGAGTCGGACAACGGAAGCGGAAGTGAAACCCGCCCGAAAATCACCCTCAACAAAATCAAAGAAAACTGGAACAAGAAAACCCAAGAGTCCATCGACAAAGGGATAGAACCAGGTCTTTCAATGGCAAGTTCAGGTGAATCACCTGCACGTGATACTGGTGAGAAGTTAAGTAAGAGAGGTAAAGCAACACAAGTTATATCATCATCAATCACTGAGTTGACTGGTGATGAAACAACTGCATCTATTGGTGATCAAAAAGAAGATGAGTTGAAGAAAAAAGGTATCTCACTTACAACATTTAAAAAGAGAAACTTTGTATGAAAAAGTTTGAACAATTCGTAAAAGAAGAAAATAAATCTGGAGATTCTTCTTTGCATGATTGGTTTACTAAAAGTAAATCATCAGATGGTAAACCAGGATGGGTTCAGTTGGGTGGGCGATATGCAGGAAAATCGTGTGCCAAACAGCCAGGTCAAACTACTAAACCGAAATGCGGTAGTTCAAAGATGGCAGCATCAATGTCAGACAAAGAAGAGGATGCAGCCGCAAAAAGAAAAAGAGCACAGGATCCCAATCCAAATAGAAGTGGCGCACCAATAAATGTTCCAACAGAAGGAAAACGAAAGATGAAAGAAGAGTGGAGTCAAAAATATAAAAATTCAATTAACTGTTCACATCCTAAAGGATTCAGTCAAAAGGCACATTGCGCTGGCAAGAAAAAACAGAATGAATCTACTGATATGGAAATGGTATGCGAAGATTGCGGTATGTGCCAGACACATGGTAATCATTCACATGATACTTTAGGTGAAGCATGTTGGACAGGATATGAAAAAAAAGGAATGAAAACAATGTTTGGTAAGAAGTATCCTAACTGCGTTAAAAAAGAAAGTATTGAAGAATATATAGCTAAGAGTGAATGTCCAGAATGTGGTGGACATATGGTTTCAGAAGATGAGTTGACAGAAGAAAAAGATGCCTGTTACCATAAAGTAAAATCACGATACTCAGTATTTCCAAGTGCATATGCATCGGGTGCATTGGTCAAGTGCCGTAAAGTGGGTGCTGCCAATTGGGGAAATAAAACAAAACAAGAAGCAACTCAATTAATACCGTTCAAGGCATTTATTAACGAAGCCGCCAATGCTGCACAACAGGCAGCGATTGCAATCAATATGAAAAAGAAAGGCATCAAGCCTAAGAATGAAGAAGTTGAATTGGATGAGACTGAAGCATGGACACGCAAAGAAGGACAGAATTCAGAAGGTGGTTTAAATCATAAAGGTATTGAATCATATCGTGCTGCACATCCTGGCTCACACTTATCTATGGCTGTAACAACAAAGCCAAGTAAATTGAAAGCAGGTTCTAAGGCAGCAAACAGAAGAAAATCATTTTGTGCTAGAATGGGTGGCATGAAGAAAAGATTAACATCAGCAAAGACCGCACGTGATCCAGATTCACGTATCAATAAGGCTTTGCGTAAATGGAATTGCTAAAAAAATTAAAAATAAAATAGGAGACTTAGATGTCAATTTTCAACGATAAAGCACTGAAAGGTGTAGCAGCAGCAGTATCAAAGATTATGGATGAAGAACTAAAAGGTAATCAAACTAAAATTGATGCCAATCATAATGGTAAAATTGATGCACAAGATTTTAAACTACTTCGTGCCAAAAAAACTATCAAAGAAGATGATGTTGGTTATCAGCATCGCTATTCTGTTAAGAATGGTAAAGCAACTGTACACAATCCCGCAAAAGGTGAAAAGGATGAACCTCATCACGTTTATGCTGATAGTGAAGAACATGCGGTTCGTAAACATGCTGCCCAAAATAAACCAACAGTAAAAGAAGAAGTCAAAAAGAATGAATATCACATTGCAGGAAAACATAAATTTCCTACAAAAGATGAACATGCGGTAACAGTGAAGCACACCGAAAGTGGTCGTGAACATGTTCATAGTGGTAAAGGAAAGTATCTGTCAAAATTAATTAAGTCGAGATATGACATCAATCATCATTTTGAAAGTGTTGAACTTGATGAGGCATTTCCAACTGTGGCTGATGCTAAAAAACGCATGGCTGCTGGTAAAACTGCCACTGGTACAGTAACAAAAACAAAAACAGGTTTAGTTCATAATCGTGATTACAAAGACGATGATAATGATGCAGAAGATATGCAAAAGAAATCAAAAGGTTATGGTGCTCGTCAAAATTTCAAGCGTTCAACCCGTGTCAATGAACAGAAACTTTCTTTTACAGAAATGCTTGAATTGTACAATGAGGCAGGTGTAGAAGTTATTGCTAAGATTGCTCCACAAACAGTCAAGTTCGGTGACACTGAAGTTGAAGTATTTGATGCTGATAAAATCAACGGCGCTATTGAAACTACCGTTGTTGAAGAAGTAGATAACGAAACATTTACCAAAGAAGTTGAAGCACAGAAAGCAAAGAATGCTGGCGGTGGTAAGAAAGCAGATGTTGCTAAAGCATCCGTACAAGCAGTGAAGCAAGAGGAAGTTGAACAGATTGATGAACTAAAGAAATCGACTGTATCCTCTTACATTCAGAAGAAATTTGGTAAGATGAGTGATGAACCTGTTTCAAAAAATCAATATGGATATGCCAAAAAAGATGCAAAAGGTATTCAACGTGCTGGTTTGCGTATGAGTGGTATTAAAGCAACTCAAAAAGAAGAAGTAGAACACTTGGATGAATTGTCGAAGAACACTCTTGGTTCATACATCAAATCAGCATCACACGATGTTGCTGCTAAAGGTGCATTCACACGCCATTTTGCTGATAAATCACGTGCTGAAACTGCGGAACAAAAACATGACTTAGCACGTAAAAGCATGAAACAAGCAGATAAAGTTCAAGATGCTGGCATGAAACGCCGTGCGAATATGGCAAAAGCAGTTGATCGTTTGACCAAAGAAGAAACACAATTAGACGAAAAACTGCCAGCAAGTGCATCCGCTGGTGATTACATTCATGACTTTGTTCACTCTGACAATCCAAAGTTTGACGGTAAATCAACTAAAGAACGTCAAAAGATGGCATTAGGTGCATTCTACGCTAAGAACAAAGGTAAGTAATATGGCAACGAAGAAAATGAAAATAAATTTCAAGATGCCAACACCGACTGCTGCTGAGAGACTTCATGTTCAACAGCAAAAGAACAGGAAGGCCGCTGGTCTTCCTGATCCGTCCGAGTATAAAAAGAAACTTGATGCGATGAAGTCGGAAGAGGTTGAGCAGATTGATGAGATTTCTGCCGAACTCAAAGCATCGTATAAATCCAAAGCAAAAGATCAAATAAGACAAGCTAGACCTTTTACTAAAAAGGGTCACAGTGAGTATAGAGATATTGCAAAGAACTTTATTGCTAAACGTCAAAAAGGTATTGCTAAAGCATCCAAAGTTGAAGAACAATTAGAGAAAAAAGGTCGCTTTGTGTCTGGACCAATAAAGCAACCATTTAAATCGGATACTATTTTAACTTCGGTAAAAGAAGAACATTTGGTTCACGTTTCCGATGGTAGTAATTCACATTCTAAAGATGTAGAACATGTTAAGGCTGGTGCAAAAATGCATGGTGGAGTATATCATGATGCTTCCGATAAAGGTGCATTTTTTAAATTTAATTCTCACAATGATGCCAAAAACTTTAAGCATCATGTAGACAAAGCACCACACAAATCTGTTTATGCAGATTTGCATGAAGAAACTAAAGTTGAAGAAGGAGTTACAATTGGTGGCATGGTTGGTCGTGGAAACATTCATCAATACGACAGAAATCCTGGTCCAAAAGATGGAAATGAATTAAAGAATGTACCATTTCATGCTAAGACAGAAAAACAAAAGAAGTTGCAGAATGCCTTAAACAATTTGGGGAAAAAGATGAAAGAGACACATCCAAAACTAAAAGAAGATTATGCGGATCCTATTACGATCATCAAAAAAGGTACAAACATAAAAAAGAAAATTAGTGCTAATGCATATGATATATTCAAGCATCATGGTTTTCGTAAAGAAGAAAAAGATTCTCATGAGTATGATTACGAAGGCGATATGGCAAAATCTGATTTGCGTTCAATTATGCATAATGCCAAAGAATTACATGACATGATTGAAGATGATACAAATCTAGCAGAATGGTGTCAAGCAAAGATTACACTTGCCGAAGATTATTTGTCAACCGTTGCTAATTACATGCGTTCAGAAATGAATGAAGAAACGATGCAAGAAGATAAGAATGACTATCAGAGAAAGATTGAAAAGAATAATAAGAACTTTATTGCTGCATCCAAACGTCAAAAGAATCCCCTCACTAATGTTCATACAGCAAAACAAATAGAAAAAAACATGCAGCAGAAACCTGTAAAAGAAGAAGTAAAAGATGAATATGCACGTAAAGTTGACAAGTATTTAAAAAAGAAATATGGCAAAGATGATGTACCATTCAACAAACCATACAATAAAGATACTGGAACAACAACTGACAAATCTGGTGCTAAACACACTCCAATGTCCAAAGCAAGACATTTGGCACAACAAATGATGAAAAAAAATGCAGAGAAATCTGTTAAAGAATCTGCTGCTGAGCCAACAGAAGGTGAAATGAAAGATAAGCAACAAGGTTATTCACGCAAAGCACAGATTGTGAAAGATATTGCTAAAGGTAAGAAATCCGACAATTCAGAAAAGTTTCAGAAAGATCCTGAGTTGTCAAGTGAAATTCATAAGACTTAATCAATAACATAAATAACAAACGAAATAGTTTTTTAGGAGAAAACACATGTCACTTTGGGGAAATTTAGATGCGTCAAATAACGCACCGTACTTCTCTGGTCTAACTGGTTACAAGACTTCAGTCAGTGTAGCCAATGCACAGATAGATGCAGTATTCAATAACGTAACAATCAGTGCTACGGAAACAGCCGTAGCATTAGGTGTGTTTGCTGTTGATACCACAGAGATTCAAAATAACACTTCGGAAGATCACTCTGGCGCACATGCTGGTTGGATTGCTCGTCGTGCATTTACTGGTCCAATCACATCAATCACAGCAAATACAGGTGCTGTTGCCGTAAACAGTTATATCACGTTTACTGGTGGTTCTGCTGGTGCTGGTGCTGGATTGACTGGTAATACTGCTGCTAATGCTAGAATTTACGTAGATAGTAATAATTTTATCGTAAATGTCACTCTGTTATCAGTTGGTTCATATGCTAACACACCCGTTGCCACTGCTAATCAAGGTAACGGTGTATTTACTATCACTATGGGTGGTCGTGCTAATCGTGTTCAGCAAGAGTGCCTGGTAGCGATGGGTTCTATGTCTGGCGATTCAGGTGGCGTTCCATATCCATAATCTGAATGAACTTTAAAAGTTATCTCCAAGGACATGTAGAGGAATCTCCGTTCTCTGACCCACAAGTCAGAGCGGAGATTAATCATGCATTGGAAGCAGAGATAGATAGTACATTTATGATGACACCAGAATCTGGTGTTCAACGAATGAGGAAAGTTCTATCACGTTATAGTATAGATTTTCCTGCATTCGAAGATTTAGATACAGATGGCGATGAAAGCATTTACGAATTAGATGCTAATGTTTATCTGTATTTCATTTATTATCTCACCGATGATGGTAATTACGAATTCCATGCTGAAATCACAGACGATGAAGGCATAGAAGAAATTCTGTCAGATGTGGAGGAAGATTCCGAAGAATAATGTCATTTGATAATTTAACTGATGAGAATGTCATACTCTATGCAGTAAAAGCATATGACACACCAAATTGTGTAATGAGTGAGTTTACTGAAGATATGAAGCGGTTGAATTATCTTAAACGTTTATTCCGAAGATATCGTAAACATGGTGAGATGCGTGAGCGTCTTATACTAAATCATATAGTAGTGTTAAACAATTTGTTTGGACCAGAAGTCACAACCAGATTGTTATTTTTTCGTATGTCAAAAGACGATTATAGTGTAATGAAAACCTATTTGACCTTTTTGAATTTGATGCCAGAACGTGTCAAAGGAATAAATGGAAAAGATATTATATCATCAGATATTCAAATTGACATGCCAGTAGCAGATGTACTTAGGACTCTAAAATGATAATTGGACCAGGAATAACAATTGGCGGTGGAATAAATGTGGACACTCAAATTCCATCATACTCAATTGTTACAACTAATCTATTTGCCAACTACGATGCCGCTACAGGTATAAGTGGTAGCACATTTCTTGATAGTAGTGGTAATGGCCGTAATGCTACCCTATTCAACACTCCTACAACTACAACGGTTAACGGAACAACAGTATTAATATTAACCAGTGCTTCAAGTCAATACTTTGGTTACACTACTGGTTATGGTACAAGTTTAGATTCTGCATTTACTTTTGATGTATGGTGTCGCAATTTATCAGGCAGCACGGCAGGAACATTAATTGGAGAGTGGAGTAACAACACATTTAGTAGTGGATGGACTGATGCACAGATGGGATTTAATGCCACACAAATTAATTGTGGAGTATATAATACTGGATATGCTACTGCACAGGCTAGTTGGAACAATACAACGTGGTATAATATTGTAATGACTTATAATAGTGCTGCAGGTATTGCCACTTATGTTAATAACACAGCCGGTGCCACAAAAGCAGGAGCAAAACAAAATCCAAGTGGTACTGGCACATTCTTGAGTATGGGTAAACCTGATGGTGCCGGTGGTGGTTATCTAAACGGAGTCACTAATTATTTTAACGGATACATAGGCGTTTGGAAAATATACAATCGTGCTTTAACATCAATTGAAGTAACACAAAACTTTAACGCTTTGCGTGGAAGATACGGATTATAATCTATGTCAAACGAATTCAAAAAACAATGTGGTGCTGGATATTATTGGTGCTCTACTGATAAAATTTGCAAACCACTTCAAGAAGATGGTATGGCTGGTGGTGCTCCTACCAATGCTGTAGGCGGTGGTCAAGTTGCTGGTATCGGTGTCGGTCTACAAGGTGAACCTGGCCGCAAGAAAAATAAAATCGCAACATTCATTTCATACATGAGTAGAAAGATACCTAAATGATGTGGATGATGCATCTGTTACCAGATTCATTTCTAATTTTCGTAATCAATGCACTATTGGTCACTGGACTAATTGGCATGGTGATAGGTTTTATTGGCGGTAAAATACCTTTTGTTGGAGCATATGCAACGATCATCAAGATAGTTTCAATTGTTCTTTTCTGTATTGGTTTGTACTGGAAAGGTGGTTACAGTGTAGAAGCAGATTGGCGTGAACGTGTTGCAGAGATGGAAGAAAAAGTAAAAATTGCAGAAGAGAAATCACGACAGACAAATGTGGTTATTGAAACAAAATACCATGATAGAATCAAAAAGGTCACAGAAACTAGAGAGAGAATTGTCCAGACGATTAAAGAGAGGGAAAAAGTTATTGACGCAAAATGCGAACTTGATCCCGCAGTCATAAGCATCTTGAATGAGGCAGCAAAAAAACCATGAAAAAACTATTGATTCTTTTGTTGCTTGCAGGTTGCAGTACAACTGTGCCAGTGGCTCGTAAGTTTCCAGAAATACCTGATGTAATGATGGTACCTTGCCCGCCACTGTCACAGATCAAAGAAGGAACAACCAAGTTAAGTGAAGTAGTTGAGGTTGTTACGGATAATTATTTTGAATATCACAAGTGCAGTGATAAGAATGATTTGTGGATGGAATGGTTTAAAGCACAAAAAGAAATATTTGATTCTGTAAAATAATAAGGATTAACAATGGAATTAACAAAACAACAATTAAAACAATTACTTCCAAAAAATCCATACATTGATCAGTGGCATCATGCTCTGAGTCAATTGCTTCCGGATTATGAGATCAATACGCCAAAACGTATTGCATCATTCATGGCACAATGTGCTCATGAGTCGGGTGATTTTGTTTTTCTCTCTGAAAATTTAAATTACAAAGCAGAAAGTCTAGTTAAGATATTTGGAAAATACTTCAAAGATATTAACACGGCTAAAGCATACGAAAAGAAACCCGAAAAAATTGCCAACAAAATCTATGCAGATCGTATGGGTAATGGTAACGAAGCATCTGGTGATGGATTCAAATACCGAGGTCGTGGTCTAATTCAATTGACTGGTAAAACAAACTATACATGGTTTGCAGCATCATTAGAAATTACACCAGAAGAAGCAGCAGAATACATGGGCACCTTTGAGGGTGCAGCACAATCAGCATGTTGGTTCTGGGAAACTAACAAACTGAATGAATGGGCAGATAAAGGTGACATTGAGAAGATGACTAAAATCATCAACGGTGGCACAATTGGACTTGAAGATCGTAAAAAACATTATGCACATGCACTTCACGTTTTAGGAGCATAATACGATGAGATATATACTACTTCTGTTGTTACCACTATCACTCTTTGCTTGCCAAGAACGATATAGATATCCTTGTCAAGACCCTGAAAATTGGGAAACTAAACAGTGTCAAAAACCATATTGCACCGCAAATGGTACTTGTCCTGAAGATTTAAAACACTATGTAAAAGATAAAATTGGAGAAATTAAATGATATTTGCAAAAGAAAAATACACATCTGAAGAATTGAATGCTCGATTAAAGTTTTTCATCGGTATCATTCTCGGTTTAACACTTTTTGGTATTGTGTTCGTTGTTCTTTATAGTTTGATTTTTGTTACTCAACCTATGAATGGCATGAGTCCAGTGGATAATAAATTCTTTGAATTAATTATTCCTATTGCCACATTCTTGACTGGCACATTGTCGGGTATTATGTTAGCCGGTGATGACAAAGATTTGAGAGCAAAGGCAATTGATGCTGCTTCCAAACCTTATACACCACCACCTGAACCACAATCGGTTGCAAAATATGTACCTACTCCTGAACCTATGACACCACCTGCACCTTTTACTCCTGTAATGGCAGTAGCAGAACCTGTTGTTGGATTTGGTGGTAAACCTGCACCTTTTCAACCCCCACATCCAGAGGTATAAAATGAAAAAAGAAATTTTAGTTGGTTCTATGATTTTGTTTTTACTCTTTGCACCTTTGACCAAAGCAGCCTTTGCTGCAGAAACAAAAAAGGTATGTGTTAAAGAGTTAGATAACAAAACCAAAAAACAAAAAGAAGTTTGTAAAACAATCAAAGTGCATAAAAAGTTAGAAGGCACTGAACTACCTACTAAAAAATAATGGAACAAATAGAAGTTGATCTAAAAGTGGATGTGAGTGTATTGAAAGAAAGAGTCAGTACACTCACTGAACTTTGTGCTAAAATGGACCGAGTTATTGAAAAACTTGCGGATAACCAATTGGATCTTGCTGGACAAATTTACCAAGACATGGATAAAAGAAAAGAGCAGACCGTGAGTGACATCAAAGAACTTCATTCCCGTATCACTACTACCGATAGAAATTTATCCGATAAGATAGAACTTACCGAACGTAGGATTATGGATGAAATTAAATCTTTGCGTGAGTGTATAGATCAGCACAACGAAAAAGAAATATCTGACATGCAAAAACTATCACAATGGAAATGGATGATTGCTGGTGGTGTAATGGTATTTGCCTGGTTAGTTTCAAATGTTAAACTTGAGATGCTAGGTAAACTTTTTAATTAAGTTGACTTTTGTGTGTGGTAGTGATATTATGAATGCATGTCCCTTTCTACTGATTCAAAATACGTCCGTCTAATTTCTTCACGTTTGCGTAACTTCAAACAGAAGAATACTAATCTATGGAACTTTTCTTGTCCGTTCTGTGGAGATTCTCAAACAAACAAACTCAAAGCCCGTGGTTATGTTTTTGCCAGGGGCAATGATCTATTCTTTCGTTGTCACAACTGTGGAGCAGGTACGAATGTTGCCAATTTACTCAAGCAAGTCGATTCTTCATTACATGGAGAGTACATACTTGAAAGATACAAGTCGGGTGAATCCAATACATTCGTCCGCAAAAGTAACACTGCACCCACATTCAACATACCTGCACCAAGGTTCGGCAAACCAGAAAGACAAAGAGTATTTGAACACGCAGAGTGGGTATCAGACCTGCCAAGTGGACATTTTTGTCTAAACTATGTTGAGAATCGTTTATTACCAAAAGAAGTATACAATCAATTACTATTCACTAGTAAGTATAAAGAGTTTTGTGATACACTGATACCAGATCATGGTAAGACTGTAATTGATGATGCACGATTGATTATACCATTCTTTGACAGAAACAATGAATTAGTTGCAGTCTCTGGTCGTGCATTAGAAACATCCGATAAGACTCTGAGGTATGTAACACTACGTACCAATGACAGTGATGACAAACTTATCTATGGCATGGATAGAGTGAATTTGAATGAAACAGTGTACCTTGTTGAAGGTCCACTTGATTCTTTATTTCTAAAGAATTGTGTGGCATCTGGTGATGCAAACCTTTCATTAACAGCAAAAAATATTTCAGCAAAGAAATTGGTGCTGATTTTTGATAATGAACCAAGAAATAAAGAAGTATGTAAGATGATTGAAAATGCCATTAAGTCCAATCATTATGTCGTTATCTGGCCTGACAACATGGATGGTAAAGATATCAATGAAATGATATTGAACGGGTTTTCAAATGGCGAAATCCAAGATATCATAGATAGTAATACATTTTATGGTTTGGAAGCAATAGCGAAGTTTACATTCTGGAAGAAATTATGAGCGTGAAATTAATTGGTATTACTGCACCTTCTAATGACCATAAGTCAGCAGAAGATTTGATTGTTTACATGGCTAGGGTATCCAATCCCAGCAATCAAAACACTACACAGGGTAACGACAAACTCATTCGTTATCTTATCAAAAATCAACATTGGTCTCCCATGGAGATGGTCAGTGTCGTAATGGAGATAAGCACAACCAGGGACATAGCAAGGCAAATTTTGCGCCATCGTAGTTTTGCCTTTCAGGAGTTTAGTCAACGTTATGCAGAAGTTGATTTTGGTACTGCCGGTGACAATTGGGAACAACGTGAAGCAAGATTGCAAGACACAAAGAATCGTCAGAACTCTATTGAAGTCGATGATATTGGTTTACAAGAAACATGGAAAACACAACAAAGTTATGTAACATATGCAGCAGAGAAAGCATATCGATGGGCATTAAATAATGGTATTGCAAAGGAACAAGCAAGAGCAGTATTACCAGAAGGATTGACAAAATCAAAATTGTACATGAATGGCACACTTCGTTCTTGGATTCACTACTGTCAATTACGTATAGAAAATGGAACACAGAAAGAACACATGGAAGTTGCAAAAGCATGTTGGAATATTATAGCAAAAGAATTTCCAAATGTGGCAGCAGCACTAGAACAACAATAACAACGGAGATGAGATGGTAGATATCAGCAGCATTAAGATAGACTTAGATCGTGATAAACTGTTTGACGAATTGGGAATTAAAAGACTACAAGAATCGTACATGAAAGAGGATGAGAAATCACCACAAGAAAGGTTTGCATATGTTTCAAAGGCATTTAGCAGTAATGATGGACACGCTCAAAGATTGTATGAGTATAGTAGCAATCACTGGTTATCTTATTCTACTCCTATTCTCTCTTTTGGTCGTTCTAAGCGTGGGTTGCCTATTTCTTGTTTTCTTCCTTATTTGGACGATTCCGCAGAGGGCTTGGTCAATACACTATCAGAAGTAAATTGGTTATCAATGCTAGGAGGAGGTGTTGGAATTGGTCTTGGGATTCGTTCGGCAGACGATAAATCAGTTGGAATCATGCCACATCTTCGCACATATGACGCATCATCTCTTGCTTATAGACAAGGTAGGACTCGTCGTGGTAGTTATGCTGCATACCTTGATATCAGTCACCCTGACATTATCAACTTTTTGGAAATGAGAAAGCCTACAGGCGATCCAAATCTTCGTACATTAAATCTGCATCACGGTATCAATATCACTGATGACTTCATGTTATTGATTGAGAAGGCCATGCTTGATCCAGAGGCAGATGATTCGTGGGAGTTAAAAGACCCACATACACAAGAGGTACGTGAAACTGTATCGGCACGTGAATTATGGCAACGCATACTTGAAACACGTATGCTAACAGGTGAACCATACATTCACTATATTGATACAAGTAATCGGTTGATGCCAGAGTTTCAAAAGAAATTAGGATTATCAATCAAACAGAGTAACCTTTGCTCAGAAATTATTTTACCTACAGACAAACAACGAACAGCGGTGTGCTGTCTATCTTCAGTGAACTTGGAGTATTATGATGATTGGAAAAATGATAAACTTTTTCTGCGGGACGTTGCAGAGATGCTGGATAACGTACTTCAGCACTTTATTGACAATGCTCCTGATGCTATCAACAGAGCCAGGTTCTCTGCTATGCAGGAGCGCAGCATTGGTGTGGGCGCTCTTGGTTTTCATGCTCTTCTTCAGAAAAAGAATATCGCATTTGAATCGGCGTTAGCAAAATCAATCAACATGCAAGTGTTTAAACACATTAGAGGAAAACTAAACGATGCAAATCTTGAACTCGGTAATGAACGTGGTGAGGCACCAGATGCAAAAGGTACCGGACAGCGTTTTAGTCACCTTATGGCTATTGCTCCTAATGCTTCCTCTTCTATTATTATGGGCAACACCTCCCCATCTGTTGAGCCTTATAGAGCAAATGCATATCGCCAAGACACTCTTTCTGGTTCATATCTAAACAAGAATAAGTTTTTAAATACAGTTATAGAAAGACATTTGAATCCTGATCCTGGTGGTACAATTGCTACAGAGGATTACAATGAAATCTGGTCATCAATTATTGCAAATGATGGTTCAGTTCAACATTTAGATTGGATGCAACAATACACTAAAGATGTATTCAAAACATCTATGGAAATTGATCAACGATGGGTTATAGAACATGCAGCAGATAGGCAAAAATATATTGATCAAGCACAATCTATCAACTTATTTTTCAGACCTGATGTCAATGTGAAGTATCTTCATGCTTGTCATTTCTTGGCATGGAAGCAAGGGCTTAAAACTTTATATTATTGTCGTTCTGAAAAGTTAGCAAAGGCAGACAAAGTATCCAAAAAGATTGAACGTAACATTATTCAAGAGATTGATCTAAAATCTATAGCGGATGGAAATGAATGCCTTGCATGTGAAGGGTAGAATAGCCCTATTTTTACACCATCCACGATGTTCTATTCAGTCGGTGAATGGTATCATCAAATCGTTGGAGCATCATTATGTTTTCAAAACTTTCACTAAACACGAAATTGAAGATGGCTTCTTTGACGATGTGGATATCGTTTGCTTTTCTGGTGGCATTGGTGACTCCGATGCTTACGATTTTCTGTTTAGAGAAAACGGAGATACTATTCGCAAATACATTCAACGAGGTGGTAGATATCTTGGCATCTGTATGGGTGCTTATTGGGCTGATCACCATTATTTTAATTTGTTGGACGAAGTTACTTGCGAACAGTATATTAGACAGCGTAATACATGTACAAAACGATACTACAGTAAAGCAGTTGAATGTAACTGGAACGGAAAATGGATTAGACCATTTTTCTATGATGGACCAGCATTTATTGGAAATGAAAATACTTTTGAAACAGTTGGAAGATACAAGAACGGCAATCCAGCAGCAATTATTCAAGGACGTATAGGATTAGTTGGACCACATTTAGAAAGTCAAGATTTTTGGTATGATAAACCATATTTGGAAAGATATTGGCATTTCAATTCACATGGTAAGTTATTATTAAATTTTGTAGACAGATTGATGGAGAAATGATATGATAGTATTAGAATTGTTGATAGGCGGATTCTTTTCCGCACTTGGTTGGTGGGGTGCAAATCATTATGTTGTAGATGTATACCTGGAACCTAAAACAAAAATAGAAAAAACGGAGAAAGAAATAAATGAAAAATAAAGATTATACAGATATTGCAGTACAAAAAGAGGTGTTATTGGATTATTTGCAAGTGATGGTTGTGATGGGAGATTGGCATGGTGTATCTGATGTCGCAAACGACCTTCGTGAACTAGAAGCAAAAAACAATAACAACTATAAGAGCAAATAGAATGATTAAAAAACAGCAAGTAAGATTGACCGATGAACGAACAGCATTCAAACCATTTGCCTATCCATGGGCATACAACGCATGGCTACAACATGAACAGTCACACTGGATTCACACTGAAGTACCGATGCTTGAGGATGTTAAGGATTGGAAAAATAAACTTACGAAAGACGAAAAGAATTTTCTTACTCATGTATTCAGATTTTTTACTCAGGGTGACATTGATGTTGCAGGTGGTTATGTTAATAATTATCTACCTTATTTCCCGCAACCTGAAGTAAGAATGATGTTGCTTGGTTTTGCTGCACGTGAGGCATTACACATTGCAGCATACTCACACTTGATTGAAACACTAGGTATGCCAGAAACAACCTACTCTGAGTTTATGGAGTATAAAGAAATGAAGGATAAACATGATTATGTTCTTAATATTAGCTCACAGAATAGCAATCGGTCTGCTACTGCTGCTCACATTGCAGTATTCTCTGCTTTCACCGAAGGGATGCAACTATTCAGTTCCTTTATCATGTTACTTAACTTCCCTCGACATGGTAAGATGAAAGGTATGGGGCAAATCATCACGTGGTCAATCGTAGATGAAACACAACATGCTGAGTCGATGATAAAACTGTTCCGCACATACATCGAAGAGAATAAAGATATATGGAATGATGACCTCAAATCGAGAATCTATTCTATTGCAGAGAAGATGGTAGAACTAGAAGATAACTTTATTGATTTGGCATTTGCTACAGGTGGTATTGAAGGATTGTCTGCGGAAGATGTTAAGAAATATATTCGTTATATTGCAGATCGTAGGTTGATCAGTCTTGGACTCAAAGGCATATTCAAGGTCAAAAAGAATCCTTTGCCTTGGGTAGAAGAAATGATTAATGCACCAACTCATACAAACTTTTTTGAGAATAGGGCGACCGACTATTCAAAGGGTGCGTTGTCTGGTTCATGGGAAAATGTATGGAGTAAAGCAGCATAATTGTTACAATTCTGTTTCAATTCTTGTTTTTGATAGATATACTATCTAAACGAACAAATCGGTCACAATGATATGGTGACTCTGGAACCGTAACCAGAAAGAATAATGGATAAAACCTACCGCACTATTTTTATATCAGATGTCCACCTTGGAACGAAAGATTGCAAGGCAGGACATCTGAATAATTTCCTCAAGCACAATACATGTGAAACATTATATCTTGTTGGCGATATAATTGATGCATGGAAAATCAAAGAAAACAAATGGCGTTGGAAGCAATCACATACAAATGTGGTGCGTAGAATCCTTGGTCACTCCAAACGTGGTACAAAAGTTGTTTATGTTCTGGGCAATCACGATGAATTTCTCAGACCTTATCTACATTATGGATTAGGTTTTGGTATGATAGAAATTACAAATCAATGCGAGCACATTGGTGCAGATGGTAAACATTATCTTGTTACGCATGGCGATCTATTTGATGGCATCACAAGATTAGCACCATGGTTGTCCATACTAGGAGACAAAGCATATGATTTCGTCCTTTCTCTCAATTCTAAATTCAATTGGATACGACATCGTTTTGGCTTTGGTTATTGGAGTTTGTCTCTATATCTTAAACAAAAGGTCAAACGAGCCGTAGATTTTATGTTTCACTTTGAAAAGAATCTTGCTGGTTACTGTAAGAAAAAAGGATATGATGGTGTGATCTGTGGTCACATACACAAAGCAGAAATAAAAGAAATAGATGGCGTAACGTATATGAATGATGGTGATTGGGTTGAATCATGTACAGCATTGGTTGAGCATCACGATGGCCGATGGGAAATAATCACATGGACAGAGGAGAACGATGATGTGGTTGATGATATTGATAGCAATCCACCTAAACGATTCAAACGACATTCCAGCAAGAATGACAATGGAGTTTCCTGATCAGAAATCTTGCGAACATGCAAAATCCACATTGTCATATTCAGTGAAGTTTAAGAGTTATAAAATAGAGGCAATTTGCAAATCTAAATAGGCGTTTAAGGGAGAGATTCCATGAAACGTCTATTGTTCTTTGTAATTGCAACACTCATGGCAGTGGCAGCACACGCAGAATCATATCGTTTACCTTTTGTAGAATTACAAAACGGCGTAGTTAAAATTCCTTTTGTTGAAAATGAATGGGTTCTTGGAGCGAAAAGAGCCGATTGGTTGTTGTACCTAGAAAAAGGAATGTTCTCTAAACAAAATCAACCAATGTATGAATTTCATGCTGTTACATTATACAAAAAACCACATCATAATGATGCGATTGATACCGATATAAGCAAGATATATACATACGGAGTTTTGAACTGTCAGGAAGCAAATTTGTATATTTTGTTTGAATGGTATGTGGATGTAGATGAAAACATGGTATTCAAAGGTTCACATGAATATGGCGCATATACAGTTGAAATGCTGACGCCGACAACCGCAAGAAATGATGTTTATAACCAAATATGTAAGGATTCAGTATGAAAAAGATTATCAGTTTAGTTTTATTATTCGTAGCGCAGCATGTATTAGCATGGGATCAAAAACCACCACTACCAATTGACCAGTGTGCAGTTCATGCACCATATGGTATTCCAACAGTAAATAAACCAGATGCAACAGTAATTTGTCGGAGTGGTTATGTTACAATGCATGACAACGTAGCAAAAATCCCAGTGTGGTCATCCTATTCAATTGATGCAACAACTGGTCTTGGTTGTGTGGCACGAACAAATGCATTTGTTGCAGATAATTCATTGCCATTAGGTAAGAAGGCATCACCAACTGATTATGCTGGTACTGGATACGATCAAGGACATTTGGTGCCTGATGGTGATCAATCATATAATCAGCAAGTAGAATGGGAATCTTTTCTCATGTCCAACATGTCACCACAATTGCCTAATCTTAATCGTGGTGTATGGAAACAATTAGAATCAAATGTTCGTGCATGGGCAGTTCAACGCAATCATAAACTCATTGTAATACCAGGAGACATTTATGATACTGCTTCAGCTAAAAAGATTGGTAAGAATAATGTAGTTGTACCTTCGGCTCTATTTAAAATTGTGATTGACACGCAAACAAATGAAGCACTAGCATTCATCTATGAGCATAAAGAATCACAACCGACTGATATTACATTAGGTCAAGTATCTATTGCAGAAGTAGAGAAGCGCACAGGTATTACATTTCCTATGCCTAAAGGTATAGATAAGAATGCTAAACCAAAAATCTGGACTGCCGACTTAGGTGCATTAGGCAAATCCAAGAAAGCAAAGTGTGGCAAAGATGATTAGACTTCAGCACGAATGTTCCGCATGTGGTACAGATTTTACGATTCAATATGATGAGATGAATACTGAATCGGATCCAGCACATTGTCCATTTTGTGGTGAATTCTTAGTATTAGATCCAGATGATTTTGGTGATATTGAAGATGATGAGGATGATGAATAATTATGAAATGGTTATTATGTGACAGTGAATATATTGATGATGGGTTGAATTTTGGTTTTGTGTACATGATAGAAAACACCATCACAGGACGAAAATATATTGGAAGAAAGTATTTTACCGCAGCTGCGTATAAACAAGTTAATGGTAAAAGAAAAAAGATCCGAAAACCTTCTGACTGGCAAACATATTATGGTTCTAATGAAACACTCAAAGAGGATGTCTCAATCTTAGGTGAGGATAAGTTCGTAAGGACTATCCTTCACCTCTGTAAGACTAAATCGGAAGCATCATATCTTGAAACAAAAGAGATATTTGCCAGAGATGCTCTATTATCTCCACAATATTATAATGATTGGTGCCAATGCAAGATACGCCGTGCCCATTTGACCAATCTCCAAATATCAGATATCACTAAATAAAATACTGCAACGCAACATTTCTCTACTATATAATATCATAGGAGGGTTGCACAATGTTAAACAAACTGATACAATGGTTCATAAGACCACAAATAACCGAAATAGAACAATATATTTCGGCACACAATCCAAAGAATACAGCGGACGTGGAAATGTTAATTAATGAATTCAACTACAAAAGGAAACTACAATGTTTTTAAATCAACCACAATTTCCAGTGTTTTATACTTTTAATGATCTTAACCGCAAGGCAGAGGAAGCAGCCGTGAAAACTATTGACTTTAACAAGCAATTCATAGATAATACTCTAGCGTATTTTGATTCTATCACAGATAATCAGTTTACTACATACACAAAGAAGATGGTAACTTTTAATCAGAATACGGCAGAAGATGCAAAGAAAATCCTCAAAAGTGAGTCAACCAAAACTAAGGCTGGAAATTGAATCTAAGACTAAATTTTGGTACCCAGTGAGTCGCAATGGGTGGTGGATTAAGTTCTCCACCTATCGTGACCACTACATTTTATTAATGATAGTTTCCAAATATACCGCACAAACAATTATTAGATATTATGAGAATGAAGATGAGGCTGTAACATTTATCAACTTTATTACCACATGTAACGCACAAGACGTACTTGAATCAATCTAGGAGTTATTATGAATTTTGTGGACAAACTGGTCAACACCCAGCGAATATTTTGAATGATAGCTTCTAATATATGCCTGTTCAAAAAACTTGCCCAACATGTAACATAACTCACACTAAACGTGGACCGTATTGTTCACGTTCATGTGGTAACATTAGGGTACACAGTGAAGAAGATAAGGCCATACGTTCACAAAAACTCACCGAGTATCATCAAACACCAGAAGGTGCAGCAACACGTGAGAAATCATCCCGTATTATGACGGCCAAAAGAAAAGGTGAAGATTGGGAAGAAATCAGTTCGGATGAATTTGCGGTAAATATTCCAGATGTTACCGATTATGTGGCAGACTATGATAATACATGGGAACGTGCCGAAAAATGGTGACTTGACAATCCAAATATTGTATCATATAATAAAATGACAGACGATTCAGAAGATGAACTTAGCATTCTTGAAAAGATTGATGCTGCAATAGAGTTCTTTACCCATGTAAAACAATTCAAAACATTGTGTTACATACTTAAAGAAATAAGGCAAGAACTTTTAGAGTCGTATGGTGAAACTGAATACTATGAAGAGCTCTGCGAAGGGTATGAAAAAATGATTCAAGATTTAATAAAGTAATCTTATGAACATAAAAGAAAAACTGCTGGACATACAATACGCCATAGAAAATTGGTACAATGCAAGACAAATGACCGTTGTTGAGATGCTGGTCTTTGTTTTTTTATTAGGTTTATTACTTGTTGGTTCAGTAGAAGCCAAAACAATAAAACATAAACATAATATTCCAACTAATACTATGTCTATCATTCATGTGGATTTAAAACAAGATATTATTATCAAAGGCCAGAATATTGATCAGGTTCGTGCATTGGCAAGCATCACCAAACTAATGACGGCAATTGTGGCACTGGATTATACCACAGATATGGACAAAGTATTGACACTGAGCAACAAAGCAGGTTCTAAATTACCTCATCGTGAATATACCCGTGATGAATTATTTCACGCTATGTTGATCAAATCGGATAACGCAGCAACAGAAACAATAGCAGCAGATTATCCAGGTGGTCGTGAGAAGTTCATAACTGATATGAACATTCGTGCTATGATGATGGGATTAAAGAATACGCATTTTAATGATCCTACGGGTCTGAGTAACGGTAATGTAAGCACAGCAGAGGATGTATCGCATCTAGTGGCAGGTGCAGCATTCTATCCAATGATTAGAAATATATCTACAAAAAAAGAATCCACTATTCTATTTCAAGTCAAACACAAAAATAGGTCAGTTGTAATCAATAATACAAACAAAGTCCTATTGCATGAGTTTGATTCTATACGGTTAAGTAAAACAGGTTTCACTAATCCAGCAGGATTTTGTGTTGCCATACTAGTAGAACATTCAGTAAAGAATGAAATGCATCATCGGGTAATAGTGATCATGGGTGCTAAGAATACCACTCAAAGAGTTGACATAGTAAAACGAATGATGTATCATGTAACGTATGGAGGCACAGAGTATGACGAAAGAGTTTGATAAGATTATGGATCGCATCAAGAATCTTACTGAGTATGAGGTAATGGTGCCATTTCCTAAAGAGTTTGAGTTTGGTGGTCCTGTACCGTATGATATGAGTATATCTGGTGATAAAGCATTTGTAAAAGTTATTGCAGAATCAATAGAAGAGGCAACGTTTAAAGCAAATGAATATTTTGAAAGCAAATACAAATAAACCTTGGATGTCCAATGAGTATGAAACACCCATTCCTGAGAACGAGGAAATGTGGTCGCAACGGATAATTGATGAAGTTATAGAAGATTTGTTTAATGAAATGGATGAGGAAAATAATGGCAACAAAAAAGAAAAAGATTGACAAATTAATTGAAGTACCAAAAAATAGTACCATCACAGTGTATCCGGAACCAATTATTAATCAGGTATTTCCTACGCCAGTATCTTTCAGCAAATTACATCGTAAATTTACTGATGATGAAATTGCTTTCATTCAAAAATGTTCACAGAATGTAACAAAAAATACTGGCAATACTACTAGCGTAGATCGATACGTGCTGGAAGATCCTGTAATGTCGGGAATAAAATCATTCATTCAATTCTATGTGAATCATTATATGACCAACATAGAATCGCCATATAATCCTGTTGAAGCATATATTACACAATCATGGTTGAACTATACAAAACCAGGTGAGTTTCATCATAAGCATGAGCATCCGAATAGTTATATTTCAGGTGTATTGTATATCAATGCTGATCCAGAGAAAGATAAAATCTATTTCTACAAGAGTGGATACAAACGCATTTCATTACCCACAAATAATTTTAATCCATTCAATTCTGACTCATGGTGGTTCTCTGTTGGTACATGTGATATGGTACTATTTCCTTCATATCTAACCCATATGGTAGAACAAACAGAAAGTGCCGACACCAGAATCAGTCTATCATTCAATACATTCCTCAAAGGTTATATTGGTGAAGAGAATAGTTTAACATCATTACATACCGGTCAACCTGTTGATACTTCACAATGGCGTAAGACCGAAGTTGATAAACCAAGAGATGGATTAGGTGGTTCAATCTAACTGGCGTTAGTATAATGGATAATACAGAGGATTTCTACTCCTTTAATGTGGGTTCGATTCCTACACGCCGGACCAAATATATTATAGGGTTATAATGGCTAAAAATTCAATATTCTCAGTACCATCAAATTCAACAGGAATTTATAGTATACCAGTTGGTGTTGGTGGCGGTGGTGGTACCAGTATGGGTGATTTAAATAGAATACCACCATATATGATTCAAGATGTTGTTGACCATCAAATTACAGGTCAAACATTATATGTTGAGCACACATATACAGGAGATGTTGGTGATGGTCGTTATACAGAGGATAACATAAAACAATTATTGATGGATAAATTGGTAGTTGAAATGTACAAAGCAAATCACATAGAGTTCACACGTATGGAAAGGCATGAAACAAATGAGATGGTATTTCGTGCTAGAATTCATGTGGTGCCAGATACCCAAGTCCGTATTATTAGGGAGATAAAAGATGCAAGAAAAACAACGTAAATCACTATGGAGGAAGCGAAAGTTTCCAAATAGATAACAAAAAACGACACTCCGGTGTCGTTTTTTTACAACAATGCCACTATTTCTTGACAATCTTGCCGATATCTGTCATAATAAGAACATAGAAGATTAGATAGAAAGTGAGTTTGATATGAGAATAAAAACAGATTTTGATTTGACCGAATTGTGCGGTTGGATCGGTATGGTGTTGATACATGCAGCAACCTTACCAACAAGTATTGGTGTGATTCTAGGTTATAATGATAGACTTCCACCTGTTAGTATGGTGTTGATGGTCTGGGCAGGTTTGTTTCTGTTTTTGATTCGTGCATTAGGTAGGAATGACAGACTGTATATTATAAGTAATGCAGTTGGATTTTTCTTCAATAGTGTATTGTTAGCATTGATAGTTTTTAGATAGGAGATTATATGAGTAAAGAAATGTTTGGTATGTCCGAGAGTGACATCCGTGAGCAGTATATGGAAAGCATTACCGCAAGATTTAGTGGGTTAGAGATGGTGGTTGCAGGTATCCTGAGTGATTGTCAGGAAATGATATCAATGAAGAATCCTACAATCCCTGCTCCTAACACCGATGAGTTTATTCGCAAGCAGTTAAATGTAGCTAAGTTTATCTTGTTTGAGATGATGGATGCTAAGCGTGCTAATGAGTCGAAGTACATTGGGGAGGCAGCGTAATGAGTTTGAGAAAATGGGATGAGATGTCCCTTTTGGAGCAGTATGCCTGCATCTATTCAGACAGGTTCAAAGATGCCTATGGTTTTCGTCCACGTGGCAATGAAACACAGGATTGGAATGAGATACAGTACCTTGCCGAGTTTGCAAGATTGAATGAAATAGTTGCCAGACAGATTGCAGAGGAGTATTAATGTCAAGATTGAAACTTTTTGTTGTTGCTGGTAACTATAAAGAGTTCCAAGACTTTGTTATCAAAAAGAGAATGAAAGGTTTTAGTTATGATTTTATATACATTTCTGGTGCCGAGATGCTACGTGGATTGAGTACCATACGGGGGTTCTATATCGGTACGTACAGGAACCGTCCAGACTGGCCAGAGATACGGGATGCTATAGCCATTATCAAAGTGAAAGAAAACCACGTGGAAGAGTCTCTGGATGATTAATAATTTGACAATGGTTGACAAACCGAACGGGTTAGATTACAATCCTTATTGTGATGATTTTATTGGAGATGTTGAAATGATAACTGTTAGCGAAGATGAAATTAATGCATTGGCTGCCGATTTGGCGGCCATGAGTATTGAAGATGAAATTGATGATGAATATGAAGCTTTGATGGATGCATTATATGCCGAGCATGAGGCAAGAATGCACGCCGCCAATAGTTATGATAATGATGCAATCGCCTACGGAGAGATGATATGAATGTAAGCAATGAATTGGCTACGGCCTTGATCGGTTTGAAAGATGTAATCGTGGCAGACTATGCCAAGTTCCTTAGTGATTTAAATTGCTTGGAAAAAGATAAGTTCGGAATTGAGTTTGAGGCAGGTAGCAAGTATGTAAAGGTTGTCAGTATTTCTGCTGGTGGTAGCCGCTCGGTACACTGCTTTGTTGAGAAAGCAAACGGTAATATATTGAGAGCCGCAAGTTGGAAATCACCAGCACGTAATTTTATACGTGGTAATGTGTTTGACCAATCATCCTACATTAACCGTGTTCGTTGGACTGGTGTATCATGAAGTTGTGTAAAGATTGTGCCTTTTTTAGTGCAGAAAATGAGGAGTGTAATAACTCCTTATCCATACAAAGTCATGACCTTTTATATGGCAATCATTCGAAAAAGAGTGCTAAAGCCATGCGTGAAGATATTGACCGATGTGGTTTCAGTGGTAAACTATTTGCAGAAAAAATTATATTGAAAAACCAATCCAATTTTGTTGAAGGATTAGTATGAAAATCGTATTAACAATAATGCTCCTATCATTGGCAGCATGTAATACCGCATCTGGTGTATTGTCAGGTGCAGGTAAAGACCTACAAGCCGCAGGTTCATGGATGAGTCCAAAAGAATCGGTGCCCTTGAAATAAATAAGGCACTATGACCGATGATGCTGACGACCTCAAGAAAAAACTAGAAAAACACAAACCCAAGAAAAAACTGGATATTGCAGCCGGTTTACTTGAAGGTGCCAAATCCTATGAGGGTAAGTTGGAAGCGGTCAAAATTATTGCAGAGCGTGAAAAAGATCGTACCTTGTTATTGATTAAAGGATTGATCAATAGTGAAGAAAAGAAAAAATGAAAGACCTGCTAAACCTATTGCCTAAGTTATTAGAGATGATGCCAGGGGTTGTGAAATTCCTGAAGTATATTCCTATTTTGATGGTATTGGCAGGCATAGGTTACGGTGTATTCTATTGGTCACAAAATTACAAAGATCCATTTAAATGCGTTAATAATGAGATATATCAGCAAGTCCGTGTAGATTCTAATGTGTATCAATTTGTGGGTGGTTATTGTGTTGAGGGTGTTGATGAGCGAAAATAAAATAATGATTATATTATGGTCTGGATTGATTTGCCTTGTTCCTATACTGGTGTTTGGTCTATATCATGAGCGAACTGAGCATGCCAAACAATGTACCGAGGCCAATGGTACACTTATCTCCACCAAAACCGATTATATTTGCATCAAAACAAAGGCAATAATTCCTCTCAAATGACATGGTTTTTAGTTGTCATTTTTCAAATAACCCTCACCCTTCTAGGTATTGTCATTACTGCAATGTCCTACGAACTACCTTTTGTCATTCCGACAACGTTGCCTCCTAACAACACTCCTTCCATACCTCTTGACAATCTGCCCGAAATCAGCGATAATAGACCTATTGATGATGAAGATTGGGAGTAATTAAATGAGAGAAAAAGTCCGAGTTATTGTGAATGGTGTATCGTTCTATACAACCAAGGCACAAATCAAGCGTGGCGTTGGTGACAATGCATCCATTAACTATTTTGTCCAGTTGGCACTAGAAGAGTGCATCCGTGACGGTATCAAAGGTCTAGGTCGTACTTATCGCCAGTATGATGCGAAGATGAAGTTCACACCGCTTAACCTGCAAATTAACCTATAATTCTGGAGTTTATTATGGCATACGTATCCCAAGAGTTGAAAGCGAAAATCGCACCGAAGGTCAAGGCGATTCTGAAAAAATACAAAGTCAAAGGTTCACTAGCCGTTAATCACCACTCCACATTGGTGCTGAATATCAAAGAAGGTGCCTTGGACATGTATCAGGATTTTGCTAAGTCCGAAGATGCCGAGAAATTCGGTATTCAAGTGAACCCATACTGGTACAAAGAGCACTTTTCTGGCAAGACCAAGGCATTCTTAAGCGAAGTGATTCCTGCTATGAATGACGGCAATTGGGACAAGTCAGATATCCAATCCGACTATTTCAACGTGGGTTGGTATATCTCCGTGAATATTGGTAAGTGGAACAAACCGTACCAGTTGTCAAAATAACATGGTTGACAAAGTACCGACAATCGGTTATAATAGAGTCTGAATTGATTAATACGGAGAAGCAAATGATCCAATATATTACTGATGGCCGCAACGGCAAAAATGAACGTGTAGTCCTCTGGCGCACCGGCGAGTACACCTATGAGTTGGAAATTGCCGGTAAGAACCTGAAATTCTATGAGACCGAGTTTGGTGATGCCATAGGGTACTTTGATGCCGCTGTAGCCAACTACCAAGATTTGGAGGCAGTATAATATGACCAAAGTATTCATTGTGGTAGAGCGGAAAACATATGATGCCTACCGAGGAAGTGATACTATAATGCGTGTATTTGCCAATTACAAAGATGCCGTGGCCTATGCTGATGAATTGACCGCACAACAAAATGGATTTGATTATGACGTACTTGAGCGTGAGGTATATTAATGGAAACCTATAATTTTTGGTATGAAACAAAGGGCGGTTACACCTTTGAAGAAAAACGATTAACCAAGAGGCAGGCAGTGATCCGTTACAATAGACTGGAAAAGAACTACAATCCCAATATCAAATCCTTTGGATGGGGTGTAGAACAAAAACCAATAGACCTGAATAAACTGATGGAAGATTATGCCCAAGTTTAACACAAAAACCTATACAGAATCCATTGAGTTCATAGGTAAGATGGCAACCATACCTAATGCCAATGTGGACTCTGAGATAGCGACCATTGCCTTTATATTCAACCAAGACCTGTTTAAGGTAGGCAAGGACGTGATACGATTCGCACGAAAATGGCAGAGACTATTGGATAAAGATTACATAGCCAATGAAGGATAACCACCAATTTGTGTAGAATCGTGCAATAATCCCATAGGACGTATACTGCTGAGTCACAAAATATACTCTGCAATCGCACTAGTCTGGATGGTGTGAAAAAGTGGGATAAAGTGTAAATTAGTGTCACCGCATAATCCCATGTTGTCAACTGAACAACGCCGCACATACCCGCATACCCGCATACCCGCACTGCATCACCGTTGCGTCCTTACAACACTCCACAAACTGGTTGACAATCTTTGCCTAATCCACTATAATGAAGTCTGATTGATTGAAAGAGGTAAGAAAATGTTAGTTCTAGAGTGTATTGCGTTTTTAGTAACAGTGGCGATTTTGATAACCCCTGCGACCGGAGAGTAAAATGGAAACGATTGAGATTATTTTCGTTATTGCAACTATTTTTGGTGGTGCCTACATTGTCTGGGACGCTCTGTATGTTTAATGTTCTTTTTGCAAGTGGTCGGATCATGGAGTTCGGTACCGTTGACATTGCGACAATATACGCTACTGCCTATAACGGAACACTATTACCGACTATGGGGCTTGACAATGCCGTGGATAACGACTATAATGCTTGTGTGGTGAATGATATGGAGAAAATATGATTACCAGAAAAGAAACACTGAATGAGATAGCCACTCTAAAGGCCAAGTTTAATCCTGGTGTGTACGCTAATTGGGACTTGATTGTAATTGATTCGATTGCCAAGACACTGAACCTTGCTGCTGCTGATGTGGCTGCTGCTATTAAGGCGTTTAAATTATGAATGATTGGATATTAGAAGGTCAGAGAGTCAGAGCCGAGTACCATGGCTTATTCCCAGTAGAGGGTACAGTGACAGAATCCAGAGTAACGTATGGTGGCGCAGTGAAGCACACCGTTGTATTACCAGAGCCTGTGATGATCTATGGTGCACTCCGTGATACCCTTTTGTTTTATGCTGAGGATGTGGAGGTAGTAAATGGCTAAAGCCAAGTTTACACAAGAGCAATTGAATGCAGCTGTTGCTGAGTTCTTTGCTGATGAAAATTTGAGTATTGAATGGGGTTTGCGGCCCGCTGTGGGACTGCATGGAGCAATAACTGTTTACAATAAGGTAGAACAAAATGGCACGGATGAAAGACCAAGTAATTGAGATATTAGAGCTCTGGATGGAGGGTTACACCTTCGCCAGAATTGCAGGAGCTACAGGCCTTACACCTGAAGTGGTTCAGTATGTCATTGAGCAATACGGTGAGGACGTGATAGCATAGTGTAGCAATGCTGTGATGGCTGTGGTCAAAACAGCATTGCCACTATAAAAAGGAGTCCTCTAGAAGTATACTGCTTTATCCAAAGAGAACTCTTACGCACGACTTAGCACGTTTCAAAATTTTTTTCCTGGCCAAAAACGCTGTCCAGAATTTTTTTCGGAGGAAATCCAATGATAAAGTTCATTCTAAGTAAAAATGAGATAGCACTGCTCTATGATGCGTTAGAGGCCTATAAGATGCCGGATGATAAGGATAATCACTGTCAGATGGATTTCAATAGCAAACTTGATATGTTGATGGATTTTACCACATCATTCGAATTGGCACTGTATCCCGAAGAGTACGCATAATATGACAACTTTCACACAACCACTGCACCGTGCTGAGCCATTCTCTGTGGATCAGACTGCACCGGATCCAGAATATACACTGTGCATTTCAAAGCCTCTGACCTACGACCAGTTGGGTGATATGTACCAGAAGGCCACTGGGAATTCTGCACGGTCAAAGTCACTGGATTTTGTTCGTGAATGGGCAGAAAAACATGACCAATGGTTCTATGTCTGCCCTATAGATACAACCATTCACAAGAAAGGGTATGCTAAACCCTTACCTACTGGTGGTACTGGATCTGCTTGACAAACTACTGAGAATATACTATGATTGATTATTATACACTGAGGCGTATAGCACGGTTCAAATCATCCGGGAATGAATGGAAGATAGAAAGACTGGCTGAGATTGCTGCTGATCGTGTGAAGTCTCGGGAAAATGGTACCTACGACACTCGCAAATTTAATATTGTGTTTGCGGCGATGATTATAGATATCTGTATTGATCTTGTGGAAGATGGAGTGGAATATCGTGAACCGGCATCCCACTATGGAAATAAAATTCGTGAACACTTTGAAATGAAAATTGAAGATGAGTGATTATAAACCGCAGAATTCGCTGTTGTGTAAACTAGGTACCGATGCAGGTCTGCTGAATTATATTGAGCATGAAACGCCTCGGGAATATTTTATGTCATCATGGGCAACCGAAGAGGATGTCTTTACATTCGCTGAGACAATTATTCGTATCTGCGCTGATATCGCTCTGAAAGAGAATCATGATCCGTATGAGTGTATACTGAAACATTTTGATTTGGGTCCGACTGAGACTGTTGATGAAACTCTACGGAGGCGGTCTACTTACTATGGAAGCAATCCATGAAACCAGAACTACAAAAAAAATTAATTGAAAAATATCCCAAACTCTACAACCAAGAATACTTTTGGGGTTTTGAGTGTGGTGACGGATGGTATGATTTGATTGACCATCTCTCCAGTGCGATTGATACATACACGAATCCGATATCCGAGTTTAATGTTTTTAACGTTGGGGTATCTCAAGTCAAAGAGAAATTCGGTACGCTGCGATTCTATGCTGACAATACAGACAGAGTGATTGATGGTATGATTTGGCTCGCTGAACATATGTCGGCGCATACCTGCGAAACTTGTGGTAATCGTGGTGAAACACGGAATGGTTCGTGGTTGGTAACACTTTGCGATCTCCATCATGATATGAGATTGGAAAAGGAAGCAGAATGATAGTTCTAATATTGGTGCTGGTATTTCTATTTGCTGGTGAACCTGACCTATGGGACAATCTCCATGAATGGGCTATGCACGTAACTATGGTAAATAAGGATTGTAAATGAATAATCGATGGAATGAAATAGCATACAAATGTTGGAATGAACGAAAATCCGGCAGACAGTTCGACCAAGAGATGTTTGCCAAGTTGATCATTGACAAATGCCTACAACAATGTTATAATCGTGGTATGAATGATGAATTGTATGAAGGTCAGTTGCAAGCAGCTGCATATATTGAAGAATACTTTGGAATACAAAATGAAGCATAGGTACACGGATACACAAAATCGTACACTAATTGAGGGATAAAAAATGAACTTTGCATTAATGATTTATACCGTGGTTGCTATGTCCGGTCAAAACGCATCATTGGTACAAGCACATGACTGGCGTCCTCTAACCACACACTATACATTAGAGAGTTGCTTAAATGCCGCAAAAATTATGGGTATTTCATCTGAACGTTTTCGTTGTGTTCCATCAAAATGATAATTCTCGTTAGTATATTAATTGGTATTATTCTATGGGCAATGTCTGATGTTGCATGGGAAGAAGGTCGTCCAAAAATGGCATGGACGTATTTGTTTTTATCAGCACTGAATGGTGCTTTGGTATTGAATGCAATATTATAGGAGAACATATGATTAAAAATCTAATTAAATTTATGGATAATTTGATTCAGTATCGTCCATTTCTGGATGTGGCACTTCAGATGTTTTTTTGGCTACTGTTAGCAGCAGCAACATGGACTAAGAATTATGAGGACATGGCAATTGCAGCATGGTGGATTATTCTACTAGAATTGGTACAGGTGAACGATAATCTGAAAGCACTTAAAAAGGACAAAGATGAATCCTGGTTTAATGAATAAACTAGCACTTGCGGCAGGCGGTGCTAACTTTCCTGAGGTATTCAAACAAAATCAGGAACAGTACACCAAAAAAGTGTTGCAAGAATGCTACAAATTATTTCAAAATTCGCAACATTTGTCAAATGACTATCTGGCCATGGATTTACTTTTTGATATCCAAATGCATTTTGATATTGATTTGACAACTAAGTAAGTGTTGCCAAAATACAACACTGGTTGACAAAGCAAGCGTAAACAACTATAATTAGTTCTGTTGAGTTGATGAAGAAAAAAACGGAAATAAACGATCCGTCTCTGAAAAGAGTTTAGCAAGGGTTTGGTGTGGTAATGACTTCGGCACCATGTAACAGTCAGTTCTTTGTTAGTTTTAGATCAGATGGTAGACAACTACCCAATGGTTGTAGGTGACGATGGGCTTTATAGGAACCTTCACTTTTTATGCACCGTTCGTCTATCGGCTAGGACACCGCCCTTTCACGGCGGGAAGAGGAGTTCAATTCTTCTATCCCCTGCCAATTATGGTATCACGGAGGATTGGCCGACCGGTTAAGGCAGCGGGTTGCTAACCCGTCATTCAGAAATGGGTGAGTAGGTTCAATTCCTACATCCTCCGCCAGAATAACTTGAGTTGTGGCAAGTATAGTCCACAAACAGGAGTGTAACCTGATGAATACAGAACATAAGTATTCAACGTGATGAGCCTTGTTTGACCGGTGAGTTTAGGCAGGAAACACATAACGAAACGGCAAGCGTAAAACGTGACCACAATCGCTTAGGTGGTTTTAAGTTTACAGTGTAGTAGTTTTAAGTTTACAGTCTCGGTGTGGTGTAATTGGTAGCACGTAAATCTCCAAAATTTGTAGTTGCGGTTCAAATCCGTACATCGAGGCCACTTGACAATTCAAAAATTCTATGCAATCATATATTATGAATACAAAAATGTGGATTGACCCACCAGCGGGTTGGAAGTATGGCTTCCCAAAAGTGTATGATAAGTCGGTTGACGGCGATTGCACTGCATGGATGCTAAAAAACGGTTATCCGCAGAGAGAAATTGACTCTTGCGGTAATCATTTTCATGTACGAATGTGGGATTATACCGATGAAAACGAAAAAACTGAAAAAACCTCGTAATTTTGTTGCTAAAGACCTCTTTACAGCAAAATATTCCATGAAAGTTGAAAAATCCGATGCGATTTTTTATAAACGTGCAGCAGAAAAACAGAAAATAGAGAAAATTTATGGGTTTTTTTAAGAAAAAAGAAGTTCCTGAAGTAGAAATTGAAAATCCTCATGTCAGTGAAGAAAAATATGACGGTTTTTACTTTGTTCCTGACTATGAGGACTTTGAAGATAACATGAAACTAGCATTTTTCTCATTTAAAGATGAAATGAAAGATGCAAAACCGATAGAATCATCATCCGTAGGCGATAAATTTCATTTAGCGTTCTTTACGTCAGATGAAGATGGTGCTCCTACATTTCAAGATTCATTTGAAGCAATTTTAGCGGATCCAGTTGTGTATGTCAAGAATATGGTCGGCACTGGAATGTCAGGATGTATATTACGTAAGACAGAAAAGTCGGATGAGTGGTGGACTGACTATTTGGATTATGTAACAGGCGGTGTTTTTAAAGAAAAAGTGAAAGCAGCATTTTCTAATCTAGCGGAGTAAATTATGAGTGAAAATAATTTTGTAGGTGAGTCAAAAGAAGCAAAGAAAAGCCGTAAATGGTTAACCAATCTTTTAAATGAATATGTCGTTGAAGTTACATTCACGAAAAAAGATGGAACCGAGCGTGTAATGAATTGCACACTGCTGGAAGACTATTTGCCCGAAACTACAGGTGTAGGTCGTTCGGCAAGTTTTGATGCTGTATCAGTTTATGATGTTGACAAAGAAGATTGGCGTTCATTCCGCTGGGATTCTATCAAAGCAGTAAAAGTTGTCGTGGAGTCCGAAAATGCCTAAGTATATTGTCGAGCAGTTGATGACATACCGTAATGTATATGTTGTTGAAGCGGATAATGAAGCAGAAGCGACTAAAGTTGCGGAACATGCCGATGATAACTGGCAGAAGTTCCTTGGCACAACGAATATTGATATCAATGAATATACCGAAGAACGAATTGCATACTTTAAAGGAAAAGATTATTTCTGGAACGGTTGTTCATATGTTGATTCTGATGGATTTATCGCATATAGATATCCAAACGGTGATACAAATGAACCGAAAGAAATATTAGTTAAATAAAAAATGCGGGATTAGTTTAATGGTAAAACTTGAGATTTCCAATCTTACGTTGTCAGTTCGATTCTGGCATCCCGCTCCAAATTCTATATTATGACAAAAACTTGGACATTAGAAGTCAAAAAAATGATGGTGACTGATGACTATTACGTTGAGTTTCCAGAAGAGGTATTAGAAGAAGCAGGATGGAAACCTGGTGATACTTTGAAGTGGACAGATAAAGGTGATGGTTCATGGTCATTAACAAAGATTAATGAAAATACTGAGGACAATCCCGATGAGAAATGATTAAATAGAGTAGCAGTACAAACTTAGGAGAAAACTATGAAGTGGACTACACCATCAGCACAAGATATGCGTTTTGGTTTTGAAATCACAATGTACATCGCAAATCGTTAAACAAAAGAGACCTTAGGGTCTCTTTTCAATTTCACAGTCAATCCATTTTAAATTATTGTACTTTTCATATAACCAACCACCTTTAGGCAATAAGCAGCGACCTAATTCTGGCGAATGTTCTATTCGTACCTGAACAACTGCCCAAACTAACCAAACGAAATAAATTATAAAAGTTGCACCTATTCCGTATTTCCATGCTTCACATTTTATTTTATTAATTCTTTTTCTTTTTAGTATTGTTGCTTCTCTTTCCTTTTGCATTTTAATACGAATAGCAACACTTTGTTCTTCTTGAATTTTTTCCATCATTGCTTCAACTTTGGTATACAAAGCACCTAATTCTGGAGGACATTGATATACCATAATTTCACGAAGTTCTGCTTGCATAGCCTGAAGTTTAGTTTGCATCAAAACTCTAGATAAGGCACGTTTACCTACGCTATGTGGTCCATCATAAACTTCATATGCATGACTTTCTTCTTCTTCAAAGATAGCCATGCAAGTAGCCATATTTTCAAAGTAAGCACCTAAACTTTCACCGATTGCTGTATATACATCATCAGGTTGTTTTTTGCTTAGTTCTATTACACGATTTTTTTCTTGTATGTACTGATTATGTTCAGCAACGGTAGGAGGACGATCTTTGTGGGCAGAATGGAATTGTGACTCAAGGTCGCCAAGAATACCCTTAACATCACTTGCTGCGGATGCTATTTCTTTGTAAAGTTTACACCCTTGCTTTACGGCAGCAACTGCACCATTTGCAAGGGCAAAGAGGGTAATTGGATCCATTTATCCTTTTAGTAATCTTTCGTATGAGAAACATAAAAAAATTCAAAAAAGACAATACTTGACAATCACGGTCTATTTATGTTATGATGCTGGATCCTGAACTAAATATGTGCCTGAGGGTATTATGAGTAAATCAATTGACATTAAAGCAATCTTATCAAATAACAAAGAACCCAAGTTTTCGGGTGAGTTGTCACAAACAGAACTAACTCAAACGCTGAGTTGGTACGCTCAAAATCGTGATAGTAAAGATGCAACAAAATATGCTATCGAATACTTCAAAAAGAAACTCAAAATCCAAGCGCCTGACGGTTTAAAATCACAAGCTCCTACCTTCGGGTACATCTGTCGGATTGTCAGTCTAGGAGGCGTCCTAAACGATTCCAACACCAAGTGGTTTGAAGATACTATTGAGGAACTGAAAAATGCAAAACAACCTGTTGCAAAAGTTGTCAAAGTTGCAAATGTTGTATCAATTCAAGATCATATCAAACGGAAAGCAGGTGAGTGTATCGCAGAATTAGAAGGCCAAATTGACGAATTAATAATTACTAAGTTTTCTGCTGATGTTTCACCTTATGCAATGATGAATACTTTGGAAATAAAAGGTGCTCATACTAAATTTGTAATTGATCACTTTAAAACACGCCGAGCAGAATACGATGAAGTTTTGACAACTATAGATTCGGTTATGAAAGAAGGATATTCCAACTTTACAAAAGTGCAACTAAAGAAATTAGTGGCATATTGTGATCAAGTAATCGTTGACGGTATGAAACTTGCTGGTGAAGCGGTGAAGTCTCGTAAGCCAAGAAAGCGCAAAGTAAAATCGGCAGAACAGTTGGTAAGCAAAATGAATTATGCCAAAGATTTTGCTGAACTGAAATTAGTATCTGTTGATCCTAAAACAATTGTCGGTGCAAATCAATTGTGGGTGTACAATACCAAAACACGTAAACTTGGTGTATACATTGCTCTTGATGCTGCTGGACTAAGTATCAAAGGTTCAACGATACAAAATTTTGCTGAAAGTAAATCAATTTGTAAAACGATTCGTGTACCAACAACGACAAGAATGAATGAAGTGCTAAATGCAGGTAAAGTTGCATTACGTAATATATTAACTGATATTCGTGCCGCTGAAGGAAGGTTGACAGGCCGAATTAATAATGATACAATTTTATTGAGAACAGTGAAATGATAATCTTTGACTTTAATCAAGTGGCAATCTCGTCACTTATGGAACAGATCGGTTCTTCCAAGAAACCTGTGGAAGAAAATTTGGTACGTCACATGATTTTAAATGTGATTCGTACCTACGTGAAGAAATTCAAAGAGACACACGGACCGGAAGTTGTGATTGCTTGTGATAATCGGAATTACTGGCGCCGTGACTTTTTTCCACAGTATAAAGCATCCCGCAAGAAAAGTCGTGATGCATCTGGTCACGATTGGAATTCTATCTTTGAGTGCCTACATAAAATCAAAGAAGAATTGAAACTATATTCACCTTATAAAGTGATTGATATTGACACCGCAGAGGCAGATGATATAATTGCAGTATTGACGATGAAATATGCAGCTCACGGTAAAGTGATGATACTTTCGTCAGATAAAGACTTTGCACAATTACAAAAGTTTCCTAATGTTGAACAATTCTCACCAATACTGAAAAAGTTTATCAAAGAACCTCTGCCACATGTACAGTTGAAACAGATGATCATTCGTGGTGACAAAGGCGATGGTATTCCAAATATTATGTCACCTGATGGTGTATTCGTTGATGGTGGTCGTCAGAAACCTATTACAGAAGCAAAGATCATTGTTTGGCTAAATCAAGAACCAAAAGAATTCTGCAATGAAGATATGCTACGCAATTACAAACGAAATGAATTACTAATTGACCTAACACAAATACCTGAATTATTGCAGAAAACTATCATAGATACATATGAAAGCACCACTGTTAAAACAAGGCAGATTTTTATGAACTATATGATTGCTAACCGCTTAAAAAATCTATTGGAAATTATTGATGAGTTCTGAACTATTATATTCCGAAATATTGGAACAATTTACAAATGCACCAACAAAAGAGGAGAAATTAAATGTTCTCCGTAGAAATGATGATCCAAGATTTCGATTCTTCTTGGAACTAGCATTGAATCCTAATGTTGAATGGGATATTCAATTACCATACAAGTACCGACCGGCAGTAGAACCTGCCGGTTTAAATTATGCATATCTAGATACAGAAATGCCTAAAATGTATCGGTTCATGAAAAATCATCCTAATCGTCCAAAAGAATTTACGGCCGAAAAAACAACACCACAACTTCAAGTTATTTTAGAAGCACTTCACAAAGATGAAGCGGCTATTCTTGCTGATTTAATTCGTAATAAATTTAAAGTAAAAGGTCTAACTGCGACTTTAGTCAAAGAAGCGTTTCCTGGTATAAACATATGAGTAAAGGATCGAAACCAAGACCAATAGAAGTGCCAATGAAAAAATTTGATGATAACTGGGATGCAATTTTTAAGAAAAAGGTGAAACATGAAAGTAGCAGTAGTGACTCCAACAATCGCATCAAGCACACTAAAGAAGTGCATTGAATCGGTTGACAATCAAACTTATGAAGATTTAGTACATTACATTTATGTTGATGGTGAACAATATTTCGACACTGTTGATAAAGAAATTGTAGGCGCATCTAGAATTAGAACCGTTCATCTTGAAGAGAACGTTGGCAAAGGATGGTATGGTCATCGTGTATATGCAGCATGTGGTTTTCTTGTCAATGCTGATGTTATTTGTTATCTTGATGAGGACAACTGGCTTGAACCTAATCATGTTGAGACACTGGTTGAGAAAATCAAAGGCGGTGCTGATTGGTCATATTCACTAAGAAAGATTGTTGACAAAGACGGCGAATTTGTTTGTGAAGATAATTGTGAATCGCTAGGTAAATGGCCAGTATACTTTAAAAATGATCAGTATCACATAGACACATCATCATTTATGGTGAAGCGTGATGTTGCTATTCGTGTAGGTCAAACATGGTATGGTCAATGGGGTGCAGATCGCCAATTCTTTGGTGCATTGAAACAATACTTTCCAAACTTTGCATGTTCTAAAGAATATTCATTGAACTATCGATTAGATGGTAATGAGAATTCAGTCAACAAGGAATTTTTTGATAAAGGTAATGCGGAGAATGAGAAACAGTATCCGAATGGTTTTCCTTGGAAACAAAAAGGTGGAACAGAATATATTGTTGGTCCTGGCATAACAATTGTAGGAGCATAATATGAGAATTCTTGATACAGCACTTGAAGGTGTAAGATTAGTTCAACCTGTTGTATATGAAGATTATCATGGCACAAACTTTGAAACATATAATGAAACAAAATTTCGTGATGAGATTATATTCAACAATTTTGTAGTGGACAGCATTTTTACATCACGTAAACATACCCTTCGTGGTATTCACGGAGATAACAAAACCAGCAAATTGGTATCGTGTTTGTATGGTACGATTCATATGGTTATTATCAATCGTGATCCTGATTCGAAACAATACAATCAGTGGTTCACTACTACATTATCTGACCGTAATAAGTATCAATTGTTGATACCACCAAAGTTTGGTAATGGTTATTTGGTTATGTCAGATGAAGCAGTGTTCAGTTACAAGTTAAGTGAATACTATGACCGTGATTCACAGTTTACAATCAAGTGGAATGATCCGATGCATAATTTCTTTTGGCCTATTAAAAATCCTATTCTATCGGAAAGAGATGCATGAGAACAGCATTGGTGACAGGTGGTGCAGGTTATCTTGGTAGTCATTTAGCAAAAGCATTAAAGAAAGCAGGTTATAAAACAATTTGCTTTGATATAAAATCTCCACGCAACATGATCTATTGGGATCATGCAATACTTGGTGATATTCGTGATTTGATTTTAGAACGACCATTTAAAAGTGAAACGATTGATGTAGTATTTCATCTAGCGGGTCGAATTGAAGTTGGAGAATCTGTAGAACATCCAGAATTGTTCTGGGATGTTAATGTGGGTGGTACAACAAATCTTCTACAACTAATGAAAGAATACAATGTTAGGAATATTGTTTATTCTTCTACTGCCGGTCTTTATCGTTCTACTGGGACGACACTCTCAGAAAAAGATCCAATAGATGATAACAATCCGTATGCTAATAGTAAGTATGCTGCGGAATGTGCAATTCGTAATTCAACAATGAATCATATCATCTTTAGGTTCTTCAATCTTGCTGGTGCTGATCCAGAGGGTGAAATGGGTGAAATGCATAATCCAGAAACTCATCTGATTCCAGTAATGTTTGAAAATCTAAATAACTTCGTTATCAATGGTTCAGATTACAGAACACCAGACGGTACTTGCATTCGGGATTATGTACATGTATCTGATGTTGCTGATGCTCATGTTTCTGCTGACGAATATATGCAGACACGAATGGCAAATCAACCAACTTTATTCAATCTAGGAACTGGCAAAGGACATTCAGTATTAGAAGTAATTCAGGCAGCAATTGAAGAACTCAAAATACCTATTAATTATACATTTGGTCAAAAACGTGAAGGTGATCCACCACGCCTTGTTGCTATCACCGACCTTGCCAAAAAATACCTTAAATTCAAACCTAAACACAACTTAAAATCTATATTGAGAACAGCATATGATTGGCATGAAAAACAAAGACGAAATAACATTTGATGACCACAATCACTTTCTTACTGGTGAAGTAACCGGTGAAAGTGTAGAAAAAACAATTCGTTGGATAATGATGGGATCACAAAATCCATCACCAGAACATCCTATGAAATTGTATATCAATTCAGAAGGCGGTAGTCTAAACGATGCATTTGCCTTGTTAGATGTAATGCGTACTTCTCCTGTACCTATCGCTACTGTCGGCATGGGTAATTTAATGAGTTCGGCATTTATGATATTTGCTGCTGGTACATTAGGTAGACGAGCAATCGCCAGAAACACTAGCATTATGATTCATCAATATTCTTCCGATTATATTGGTAAATATCATGACATGAAAGCATATGTTGAAGAAATTGATACTATCAATCAACGAATGGTGGCAGAGTTGACACGAACTGGCAATTTGAGTGAATTAGAAGTAACAACCAAACTATTAAAACCGAGTGATGTTTGGATGTCTGCGGAGCAGTTGACAAAACTTGGATTTGCAGATATCGTTTTCTAGGAGAGTAATAAATATGTTGTCTGGTGGCAAGAAGTTTCAAAAACCTGAAAAAACCAAGTTTCGCAAAAATCGTGAAGCGAATGAATATTTACATAATGGTAAACAAAAACATCATGACAAGAGTCTATATCGACTTTTGAAACAGGAAAAAGACCATGTTTAAAGACCTATTACTTAAACGGATTGCGGTTTTAGAAGCAAAGATGGCCGCATCCGAATATGACAAAATTGAGTTAGAAAATCTCCGAAAAGAACTCGTCAAACTATCCGTACAGGACTTCGATGAAAGTCAACAGAACGAATCTACACAACAACTCCTCAAAGGATAGTGGTTTAATTGATCTCCTGTTTGTATAAATAACGAAATAGGAGATCAATTATGCCATTAACAAAAATAACTACAGATTCTATCCAAAATAGTACAATTATTGCGGATGACTTAGCAAATGCGTCCGTTAATGGCGCCAAACTAGATATAACTTCGGTTAGTGGTAATACCTTAGGAATCAAGTCTGTTTCTGGTAACAATATTGGTCTTGGTGCCGTTTCTGGTAACAATATTGGTCTTGGTGCCATCACATCAAATGTGTTGGCATCAAATCTAGCATTTTCAACTATCCGAGTAAATGAGACTGCTAATGTAAACACATCCAGTTCTGGTCCAAGCGGAACGATTAATATTGATGTTGCAAACAGCACTGTTTATGTTTTTGGTGCAAACTCTACGGCAAATCTCTCATTCAATCTTCGTGCAAATACAAGAAATACATTTGACTCAGTTATTCAAACGGGACAGAGTATTTCTGTAGCAATATTAGTTAAACATGGACTTAATCGTCATACGGCTAATCTTTTTATTGATGGCACTTTGCTTTCTGGTTACACAGTGCTGACTAATCAAGCTGGTTCATTTACAGGTAACAATATAATCTATGCAGGAAACACTCAACCCGCTTATGCGTCTTTGACTGGATCATATCCAGAAGTGCAACTTTTCAATTACTCAGTATTCAAAACTGCGGCAAACCAATACACTGTGGTTGCCAGTAACACTATATTTGGAATCGGATAAACTATGCCAATTTTAGCATCAATAGGTGCAGGCTCACTTGCATCATATGGATTTAGAAAAAGACTGTTAGGACAAACACCACTCACTATATTTAATGTAGTAGAAACTTTTAAATATACTAGAGACTGGACAGTACCTGATGGAGTTACTTCCGCAGACTATCTTGTTGTGGGCGGTGGTGGTAGTGGCGCTTACGGTGGCGGCGGTGCAGGAGGTTTTTTATCTGGAACGGGTACCGCATTAACTCCAGGCACACCGTATACGGTCACTGTCGGTGCAGGTGGTGCGCTTGCTGCTAATGGTACTAGTACAACTTTTGGCGCATATACTGCATTAGGCGGTGGAGGAGGAGGTACAAATGCTCCTGCTGGTGGGTCCAATGGAAAATCTGGTGGATCTGGTGGAGGAGGAGGAACGCAAGGGACTGCCGGTGCTTTTTTAGGAGGTTTGGGAACTCCGGGTCAAGGTAATGATGGTGGTGCTGGAACCTTTTTTGGTGCATCTTATGGTGGTGGTGCTGGTGGTGGAGGTGGTGCAGGTACAGCAGGCGGTAGTGCATATTCAATTGCACCTGCACCTCAACCTACACCAGGAATAATTTATGGTGGAAATGGTGGTGATGGATTAGCATCATCAATAACTAGCACACCAACATATTATGCTGGCGGTGGCGGCGGTCATACACGGGCTGGTGCAGGTGGTTCTGGTGGTTTAGGTGGTGGTGGTGCTGGTGTTTCACAATCACCAGCGCCTGCGTCTGCTGCTCTCTCTGGAACTCCAAACACTGGAGGTGGCGGAGGCGGCAGCGCAAGTTATACCAATGGGGGTTCTGGCATTGTCATACTAAGATATCAACGACCAAGTAATACAACATTGTTTTTTGCAAACTCAGGTTCATTTACTGTAGATTCACTTGTTGCTGGTATATCATGGTTAGTTGTCGGTGGTGGTGGTGGCGGTGGTGGAGGTCGTGCAGGTGGTGGGGGTGCTGGTGGTATAGCATATACTCCGTATGCTTCTTTTTCTTCATTTCCTACAGGATATAATCCATCACTAACAGGCACTGTTATTGTTGGTGCGGGTGGTGCTGGATCATCTTCTCCAACAACCGCAGGTGCGAATGGTGGTACAAGTTCCGTTTCTTTTGGTCCAGCAAGTCCTGGACCATATTTGTTTGATTTACCAGTAAGTGGACAAAGTTTGGGTACAATATTAGGATATGGTGGTGGAGGAGGAGGTGCCACTGGTCCTTCAGTTGCAGCATCGGCTGGAAGATCAGGAGGTTCTGGTGGAGGAAGCGGATCACTATCAATAGCAAATCCAGCAAATCCAGGTTTTGCAGGAAATGCAGGACTAGCATTGACTCAAGGTGAGGATGCTGGTGTGGCACCATACACTTCTCCTGCATTAGGAGTCAGTCCTGTAAATCCTGGAGTTCAAGGTTATTCTGGTGGTCTTGGTATATCAGCTGCATCACCATATGGATTATTGAGTGCAGGTGGTGGCGGCGGTGCTGGTGGTGCAGGTCAAAATGGAAACGTTCCTGCACCTGGAGTGGGAGGTGATGGTGGTATTGGAATTACAACTACGATGGCAGGTTTTGGTTTAAACTTGGCAGGTGGCGGTGGTGGAGGAGGTTACTCTCCTGTTGCTGGCGGTAGAGGAAGTACAACACCAAATTCTTATGGTGGAGGAATTGGTATTACAGATAGCACATTTACTCCACTTCAAATTGGTACGATCAATACTGGCGGTGGTGGTGGCGGTGGCGGACAAGTTTCTCCTACTATACTATCGGCTGGCGGCACCGGTGGTTCAGGTCTTGTGATTGTAAAGATATTCCGTCCACTTGAAGGTGTACAATTAAGTACATTTAATAGTGCAAATACAATTGTCATACCATCAGGTATAACTAAGATGGATTATCTTGTTGTTGCTGGTGGTGGTGGCAGTGGTGGTCAGTCTGCAAGTGGACCAGGAAGTCCATTTAATTCTGGTACTGGTGGCGGTGGTGCAGGTGGATTTAGAATAGGCACAGGACTTACTGTATCAACAGGTCAAGAATTTACTTTTTCTGTCGGTGCTGGTGGCGGCGGCGGTGGTAACGGAAGTAATAGTGGAATTTGGAATTCATCTCCAGGAAACGGTTTTTCTATATGGTCATCTGGAGGAGGTGCGGGTGGCGCTGGACAAACTAGTCCGACAAATCGTAATGGATACTTCGGTCAGTCTGGTGGTTCTGGTGGTGGCGGTGGCGGCGGTGGTGCTAGTCCGGTCGCCGCTCCTTCGCCGGCAGCAGGCGCATGGAATGGTGAGATAGGTGGATTAGGTAACTATGATCCTGCATCGCAATCCACAACACCGTTCAATCAAGGTAACGGAGGTGGTTACGGTGCTAATGCTTGGAGTGATCCGTTTTCTCCTGGAGCAGGAATTTCTAGTGGCGGTGGAGGTGGTGGAGCAGGCGCTGCTGGTGGCAACGGATATTCTTTTAACTTTCTTGACGTTTCATCAGGATATGGTGGAAATGGTGGAGATGGAGTATCTTCAGCAATAAGCGGCAATACTGTTTTCTATGCTGGCGGCGGTGGTGGTGGTATGTACTCACTTTCTCCATTTCCTGTTACTGGAGCATATCAAAATGGATTTTTTGCTGTTGGTGTTGGTGGTGCAGGTGGTGGTGGTAATGGTGGTGGAAGAGCTCCGTCTACTGGTATTTCTGGAAGTCTAAACACTGGCGGTGGTGGAGGTGGTGTTGCCAGAACTACTCTTACAGGAGGAGGTTCAGGAGTTATCATAGTCAAACTGTACAATTAATAGTGTTGTAAAAAAACAACACCACTTGACAATAGGCAGGGTTTTTAGTATAATGGTAATACTATGAAAACTTTGCCTATTGTCGGTTCAACAATTTCCATAAATTGTCAATATTACACTGGTTCCGTCAAGTTTGATGGTGTCGTGGTCAATCCATACCGTTGGTTATCTGCTGACGAATTCTGTTTACAAACTGACAACAAGACCTTTCCTGTGTCAGTTATCAATCTTGCAAATGTTGTTGATTTGAAAATACTTAACGGTTCAACAACAACCATCCGCAAGTTCAAGGTCAAGGGTTCTAAGAATGATGAATATTTGGTAACATTGTCAGGAGAACACTATTCCTGTTCTTGCATCGGTTTCAAATATTACAGTAAATGCAAGCATATTACAAAGGTAAAAGATAAACTTGCCTCTTGACAAAGGTATCACTACCTGATAGAATGATTATATTATGATGATTCACACATACCACAAATCAAAGAAAAAGAAAGTAACAAAAAAACAATTGCAAGACCGACAAGATTTTGAACGGTCTATCAATTCAATACCGTTACCTTCTGGTGCCAAGTTCCTTCCTACCAAGGTCAAGGTTCAGAAAAAGGCCTTGTTCACGTATCGTGTACCACGTGACATTGTACGAGCAGAATCTTTACCTGACACGGTTAAGGGCGCTCTGACAAAGACTGGCATCATGAAAGATTACCACAAACTCAGTAAATCTGACCGTGAGATTGTGGCTGATGTAGCGTCCTGCACGGCTCCATTGCATAAAGGTAACTATACCTATGTTACCGAAGGCATGAATCCTGCAAGTTTCGGTCGGAAAAATGAGGTGTTATGAGAGGGCTTGACAAATGGCAACCTTCATGTTACACTATTATTTCTATTGTTAATTAGGAGTTTATATTATGGCACGTACTAAATCAGGCAATCTGCCTCCTTTTGTTAAACTTTTGACACTGTTACAAACAGGCGAAGTTGTTACTAAAGATGAAATCGAATCAAAACTCGGTAATGATATTTACACTTACCGATTGTCAACATACATTTGGCATATCAAGACCAACACGAAAGGTGTTGTGAAAGTTATCAAAGATGGTCGTATTGTCTCTGGTTATCAGTTGACTAATCCGGATGCAATCAAACAGTTTCTAATTGATGCTGGCGCAGGTAATTTTGTACCAGGTCAAACAACACTAAAACCTTCAACGGCAAAACTTGCTGCAGCATCTGTGAAATCACTCAGTGGTTTGAAAGCAAAACCTGCCAAAGCTGTAAAGCCAACTAAAGTTGCTGCACCAGTTGAAATTGTTGCACCTGTGATTGACGAGGTCGTTGAAATCACTGAATGATAAAAGTTTCGGGGGTGATGGCCATTCTACGCCTATATTTCATTAAACAACAATGACTGTCGTGAGACAGACACGTGCCCCCATTTTCTTTCTAAGGTGATCATGTCAAAATTTACAAATTGGGTTTCAAAGAAGTGGTCAGAGATTGAAGATCGTTCACTTAAAGCAATTGACTCTGCAAATTTTTACAGTGCATTATTTACTGAACGACAAAAGTTTTACATGGTAGTGATTGTTATGGCATTTCTTGCCATGGTTGGTGCAAGAGGTGCTGTTGAGTTTATTGGTTTTGTTTATATTATGAATAAGTTTACACCTGATGAGGATCAGAAATGAAAACGATTATCCCTTTATTATTATTGAGTATGCTTACGGCATGTTCAACTGCTACACTAAAAGATCCTGTGGCTAATCCACAAGG